ACAAGACGAGCCGCACCTTCTGCCAAAGGTCCGACGCGTTCGGCTCGAAGACCGCCCACCGGGTCTGATCCGCAAGGGTCTTGCGGAGCATGATCAGCGTCCGCCGGACCGGGACGTAAAGGTCGGGCAGAGACCGCTTGAGCGTGCGGGCGCCCCAAATGCAGTGACCGTACCCGGGGATCAGCCGGATGACGTTGATGTGGTTGTAGGCCAGCTCATCCAGCTGCTCTTCGGTGAACTTAGCCTCCGTGGACAGCACGTTGACGATGGCGTTCTCGACACCCGCGGGGGCCTTGGCCACATTACGGACCATGTCCGTCTTGGCCATCTGCCCCATGACCGCGCCGCCGGGCGGCAGCAGGCGCCGGGCGCCCCACCGGTTGCTGGCGGGGTCCACCACCATCAGCCACGGGCCGTAGATGGCGGCGTGGCTGGAGGCCAGCAGGGCACCGCTCTGGGAGCCGACCATGCTGATGTACCCGGCCATGACCTGGTCGGAGGTGGCACCCTCGGCGGCCCGGGGACCGTCGACGATGACGAAGACATTGCCCCGCTTTTCGGCCCAGTCGATGATCGGGTTGAGGACGGCCGTGTCGTTGACTGCAGGCAGGTTGAGGTCGAAATTGGTGTTGGGGATGTCATCCAGCTTCTTGGCCGCCGAGACATAGTCGTACGGCTGCACACCATCGCTGCCGCCGGTCAGGTTGACCGTCTGAGCTGGGATGACGTCGTCCTCGGGGTCGTAGACGTACCCATCGGCGATCTTGGGGTTGGTCAGCTTGATGTACAGCGAGCCATCGGCCGGGGAGTTGACGACGCTGACCACGTAGCGGGAGTCGTCCGGGTTGCTGGAGAGGTCCGCAAACCGCTCTACGATCTGACCCTTGTAGAGGACGAGCAAGTCGAACCGGCCGCCCTCGGCGCCGGTCGGCCGGATGTCCACGCTCAGGTTGTTGGAGTAGGAACCTGCCGCAAGCGCGGTGACCTGAAGGGCGGTCTTGGGGCCGCCGTCACCGGCCGGGGTGGAGTCCGTCAGTGCAGCGGTGGCGTAGGTCGCGTCCGCCCGGGTGGCGCGGACGATGTAGCACTGCGAACCACCGTTTGCAAAGAATTGGTAAACAGCGTACGGCAGATAATTTCGCGGGCCGTCGAAGCCCCCGAAGAGGGTGACGTACTGGGACCACGTCCGGACCAGGGTGGGCACGCTCGGTCCGGTTGGCGCGATGCCGACGAAAGCGCCTACCGCGCGGGATGCACTGCCATCACCGGCCGCCCCCGCCGACAGATTCTCTTCAACGTAGACGCCGGGGGTCAGGTAAGTCGCCACAGAATCTCCTAGGTCTTACGAGCGATCGTCAAATTCGGTGAGGCGCTGCTTTCCCGTCTTGAAGTCGACCACCGTGCCGTGAATGCTCCGAACGTGCTCGTAACGCTGAATCTCGAACGGCGTGAAGAAGGTCTGCACGCGCACCAGGTAGTGCATCGCGAAAAGCCGTTTGCCGTTCGTGTCGAGCATCGTGTCGTGATCCGGCCCGCCGATGAGTTCCAGGGCGGTGATCCCATTAAGTCTCGGAATCTTGATGAACCCATACCGCGGTGGGATCCGGTTCCACCGCGACAGAATTCCGTGCAGCTGCGATTGCTGGCTACGGGTCCGGCACAGGGTTGAGACCTGGTAGTCCACGTTGTACGGAAGGGGGAACTCCGCGTAGTAATCCCAGGTGGCGCCCTCCTCCGGTGCAGGCTTTCCCTCCACCTGGTACGGGTAGTGCCCCCACCCGCTTTGCGCCCGGTCATAAGCTGGGGAGATGTCCACCCGATCGATAATGATGATCGGGTAGGTCATATCCCCGATCTCAGGGTCAGGGTTGTGAAAACGAACCGGTACNTCAACGGTGCCACCACCGACATCAATCGTGATGCCGGACAGCTTTTGCTTGATGGCGCCGTCCTCATCGAAGATAACCGGCACGTCCTCTCTCCCTGAATGACGACCATCCACCATTCAGGGTAGAGAAACGTGCCGGAAAACTGGTAAAGTGCGGTATTTACTTTGATCAGAACGTCTTGAGCATGATCAGCGGCGCATTATCTGCAGGAATGGCACCGGCAGGGAAAACGTCCGGCAGCTTCGCGGTCGGCTGCCCGGCCAGCTTGTACCCCGAAGGGGTGATGATGCTGCCGCTGGCGTCAATGTTGGGCAAGTACGGAATCGGCCCGGCCATGGTCTCCCATAACTGGCCGCTCCCGGCAAACGACACCAAAAGCACTAGCCAGTAAAGACCAGGGTCCGGCGCGAAATTCGTATCCACCGTGACCAGTCCGGGTGATGTCGGTAGCGTCAGGTACGAATCCCCCAACGTCAACTGCTGCATCAGCGTCTGCGGGTACCCGCTGCAGGCGGGGTCGGCGTAGATGCCCAACCGGATCTGACCGCTTTGGGTACCACCCTGGGCCACCCGAACACCCGCGGTGACGAACCGCTCCCGGCCCTCGGTCACCATGAACGGCACCGCCCACAGATCCCCCGTGACAGGGGTGTAGTCGGTGCCCTTGGCGCGAAACTCCGGCGCATACCAGGTGGCATTCCGCCGCGGGCGGCGCACTGGGCCCGGCCGGTTGGCGGGCGGGTTGAAGCTCGCCGTCACCCCATGCCCACTCTGCGGCGGCGACAGGCGGCGGATAGCATCCAGGCAGGCATCAGCGATCCGGGCGTTGCCCAGCTCGTTGGGGTGCAGCCCATCCCACAGGTACTTGGGGTTCTTAGCGATGGCAGCGTCGATGTCGACCAGCTGCACCATCGCATCGAACTCGGCGACCACGGAGGCGATGACCTGGTTGAACGCGTCCACCTCGGCGTCCTTCTGCGCCTCGGTGCCCGACCAGGACGGGTATTTGTTGTAGCCCTCCGCGGTCAGCTTAGCGATGTTGCACACCAGCACCGGCTGCGGGGCCTTGGACTCAAGCCACCACCCCTGGAAGCTCACCGCCCCGCTGGCATCCAGTGAAGAGACGGTGATGGTGATAGTCTGCCCGGCCGCCGCCGAGGTGAGGCCAGTGATCCGCTTGATCAGCACCACGTGGTTGAAGATCTGCGGGCCCACCCCGGTGTAGAGGGTCCCGGTCACCCCCGCGGTCCCACCGAAAGTGACGGTACCGCCGTAACCGATCACCGCGCCGGTAAAGCAGATCGAGATCGGCTCACCGTCGTAATCGGCGGGCAAGGTGAGGGTGATCTGCGAGCCGACGGTGGTGGAATCCCGGGTGGCACCATACAGTGACCAGTTCTCGCTGAAGGGCACCTGCACCCATTCCGACCCGTAACTGATGGATGGGTGGGTATCCACCATGACCACCGACGCCCGCCACAGCGAGATCAGGGTGCGCAGGGTGTGGGCGTAGCAAGCCTGGTGGTTGGCGTCCCGGCCAAGATACCCCAGATCGTTGATCCCCCACCCGAAGATCGCCGCGCCGCCGTCGGAGGCATACGGGGCGCTCCGGAAGGCGATGTAGGCCCGTTCCTGCAGCAGTTTGGCGAACCCGCCCTGCTGGCGCCCCTCGCGGATCAGCTGCGCACCGGGCACAGCGTGGTTGATCCAGCACGCGGCATCCACGCCGAGCGCGGCCCGCAGCAGCGCATCCGGCCGCCCCGCCTGCGTGGTAGCGCCACTGGTGCCGCTCCAGTAGGAGTGGCCGAAGATGTGCCATATGGACGGCGTCTGCCGCCCGCTGGTGGGGATCTCCTCCCCCGCGGAGGTTTTGTAGTACAGGCCACCATCCGGCTTAGCGTAGATGGCCGTCTGTCCTTGCGGCGGGGCCTCCACAGCGTCGACCTGCTGCAGCTTGACTGGGTTGTAGAAGAGTGCCATCGATCACCCCACGATCACGATGCGGATGCGGTTGGCGGGAAGGGCGACCTCGGACTTGACGGAGATCTTGTTCGCGTCGACCGTGCGGGCCTCCAGCTCGACGTAGCCCTTGGTCGTCTCGTCGATGAAGCTGGGCTTGAGCGGGTAGGGGTTGTTCAGGTTGTGGGTGACGTCAACCCAGGAGCCCGCGGCAAGCGCCGGGAGCAACGCGGTGTACACCCCAGGGGCGCCGAGGTTGGCGCGCGCCTCAGCCGCGGTGGTTGCCCCCGTGCCCCCCTTGGAAACCGGCACGTTCCCGACCTCGATACCGGTGGGACCCACCAGGATGGTGGGGTTGGCGGCCTTGGCCGAGATGACGTTGCCGGAAAGCTCAATACCGTCCCCGGCGACATAAGCGGTGCCGCCGACGCTATAGATGGTCCAGGTCTGCTCCCACGAGCCGGGGGCACCGTTGGGGGTGGCCTGCTGGATGTACTGCTTGCCGCCATCGGTGCCCTCGGCGACGGCCACGATGGTTCCGTCGGCGATCTCCCCCACACCGTCGGCGTCCGGCGCCCTGGTCGCCGGGCTTGTTGGACCGTTCCAAACGTAGATGCCGTTCTCGGCCGCGTTGGCCTGCCGGGGGGCGAGGAACCGGTCCCCGGCCTCCATGGTGACGCCGTCGATGGTCGTACCAGGTGAGGCCAGGTTGACGTTCTCCTGGGCGGCCACACGGACCGGGTCCTTAACACCGCGGATCCCAGCGCGGGCGTTGTCGACCAGCATCTCAACCCACGACTTGGTCACCGCATCCGACGGCTCGGTCGGGGTACCAAGGTTGGTGATCCGCTGGGCACCGAGGTTGACCGCGGTATTCGGTGCAGCGAACTGGTCTAGACGGAAACCAGTGACGTAAGCGGAAAGCCCGGAAATCGAGCTGGGTGGTTGGGTGCCGTGGTGGTTAGCCCGGTCGGTTGGGTCGACCACCAGTTTGTTCAGCGCGATCGTCCCATTGGCGATCTTGGTGTTGGTGACGGACCCGTCCGGCAGGTCACCACCGTCCATGCGGACCCACGCTGCCCCCGTCCAGAACCGCACTACCGGCGGGCTGGTCGAGGTGTCCGTCCACAGCTGCCCGATCACCGGGTTGGACGGCGGCGTAGGACCGCCCTCGGCGGCCAGGTTGCGAACGGGGATGCCGTTGAGATTGAGCTGTGCGTAGTAGTTGATCACGGGGGTCTCCTAGCGGAGGTACATCACACCAGCGACCGGTACTGCCCACTCGACGCGAATCTTGTTCGGTGGGAGGTAGACCACGTTGCCCTGGATCGTCTGCCCCTCAGCGGTGGTCGTGGTCACATCCGGCAGGCGGGGGAAGTTGTAGGTGGCCTCCCAGGCCGTCGATGGGATCGGGAAGGTGATCGTCACCGGCTTCAGCGCCTCGTTCACCGCGATGTGGACATCGTCGGTGGTCAGGTATTCCTCGTGCGTGTGTATCTTGGGTGCGGCCGTGGCCAGCGTGTACGCCTTTGTCTCTGCCAGGGCGCTGGCGATAGCCGAATCGANCTCCTCGGTGGTGTAGGCGCCGACCTCATCCGCGGTGTGGGCATGGGCTGCGGGGGCGTACACCCCATCGTGGGAGTGGCCACTTTCCGCGTACTCGGGGTGGGTATGGGGTGCTGATCCCCCGTAATTCGGGGCAGGGACATACGGCTCCCCCTGGGTGGGCTGGTAGGCGGCATCACCGCTCCACCAGGCGGAAAACTGCGGGTCGTTGAGGATGTCCTCTCTCTTCAGCTGGACACCCTCAATGGAGACGATCACGTCCCTGTACCGGACCTGCCCCATGATCCGGATCGCGGTGACGCGGAAGAGCCGCTGGTCGTAGACGAACCGGTCCTTCAGATACCGGCCGTGCTGGATGTCCAGCTCGGTCAGCCCGGCGTTGATCAGCTGCCGGAAGGCGGCGATCACCCGGATGGTGTCGGTCCAATACAGCCCGCCCTGCTCCTGGGTGGCCGGGCCCTCCTCGCGGATGACCTGCAGCACCGGGATTTTGACCGGCGCGAAGTAGACCCGGCCCGCACCGGCGCCCTCGTCGTAGATGTCATGAGACTGCGTCAGCTCGTGGCTGAAGCGGAAATAGTCGATCTCCTGCCCATAGACGCTTTGGTGGTCACCCAGCGCGGCGTCGATCTCATACGACTCGAAAACAGGACTGAAACGGCCCTGCTTGCGATCCAGGCGGCTCACGGGCCCCACCCGCCCCAAATCGGGCTCGGCAGACCGCTCGGGTCTTCATCCGGCGCGTCAACGGGCGGCAGCAGGCGCCGCGGCCCGGTCGGCGAGTACTCGTCGTACTCCCGCGGGGCGAAGACCGGTACGAGACGGCCGGTGGTAAGCGACACCCGACGCAAGGTGGTGACCTGGATCCGGTTCAGGCCAATGTTGAGCGCCTGACAGAACTCGTCATAGCGTTGCTTGAGGACCGTGATCAGGTTCAGCAGCTGGTTGTACCGCTGGCTGCGGAAAAGGTGGGTTCCCTCGGCGGTGACCACGTCGACGTCGCTGGCCGCATCGGTGAGCATCGCGTACAACACTTCGATGGTGGACAGCACGACGAGTGGCTCTATTTCGATCTCTGGGAGGTTCTCCAGGGTGATCGGTTCCCGGACGACTTTGATGAAGCCGTTCTCGGTCCGGACTCGCTTGGAGGTCTCCCGATCGTGGGTGTGACGGCGGACGGCGTCCTCGATGTACCAGGTCAGCTCCTCATCGTCGAAAAGCGCGTACGCCGTTGCAGTCACCAGCAGCGTCGCCGTCGGCGGCAGGGGCTCAGTCAGCGTCACTGTCCCCTTCATCGCGTCCAGGGTGTAGTCGACCCCCTCCACCAGGTCAGTGATCGTGGAGTCCTCGACCTTGGACACGACGACGTCGGTGATCCGCGGGTAACCGGTTTCGTAGTAGTCCTTGCCCCCGGGAAGGGTGAGCCGGATCTTCTCGCCGAGGTCGCCGATCGCCGACCGAACACGCTTAAGGATCGTCTGCAGATCGGCCATAGTTAAATTGTCGGTGCCAGTGGGTAAAAAGTGGTAGGATACTCCTCCCACCAGGAACTGGAGGCCGCTACACCATGGACACTTGCACCAACCACTGCCACTGCCACGGCGACCAGCTTTACGGCGCCTACACGGACCTCTACATGCGGGACCTGGAGCTTACGGCCCTGAACGCCATCATTGACAGGGCGATGAATGATGGGATCATCCCGGGGCCTGTGCTCCGTCCGGCCAAGCCGCCGAGCAGGATGTCGCGGATCCTCCCGATCGCGTGGAACGTCTTCCTGTGGGCGGTTGGGCTCTACATCGTGGGGGTATTCCTGTGGGCTGCCTTGAGCCCTCGCTTCTCCTGATCAGCTCCAGCATGGACGGAGCCCTGGACCGGGTCGACGCCGCACAGTCCAGGGCTCCGTTTTTTATACCTACAACCATCCGGCGGTAGCGAGCCGGTGGGCCTACTGGGTGGTGAAGGTCAGCTTGCCAATGCCGAACTGCAGGGCCTGACCGGCCAGTGCCTGCTGCCCGCTGTCAAGCTGCCAGACAAGCCTGACCTCTCCATCCGTGCCGACCGCGGCCGTTACCAGCGCCGCATAGGTCGCCTCGGCCTCCATGTCACTGGTCATCGGGCCGAAGGTGATCACGGTGGCATTGGAGGTGCTGCTCGGCGTGGTCGCCGTCGCCGGGGACCAGGTGGCGGGCTGGCGGGCATACCCCGGGGTAGTTACCTCTGACAGCTGGGCGATGGTGGCGTTGCTCGGCGGCGGGGAGGTGAGGAGCGCCACGTACGTCTGGAACGGCGCAGTGTGCCGGACCGCGCGGCCAGTGGCGTAGTCCAGCACATCCTGGGCGCAAGAAGCCGTGGGGTAACCGGCCATTACGACACCTCACGAACGAGTGATTTGAACTGGGTGACGCCGAGGGCGATGACCTGGTCCGCGTTGTGGTTGTTGCGGTAGGTGGCCAGCACGATCTCCTCGTCGATCGCGCCGATTCCAGGAGTGCCGGGCGGGTAGACGCCTGTCACGGTCACCTCGGCGCCCGCAGGGACCATTCCGGGGCCGACACCGAAATCGTCGATCAGCTGAAACTTCTTACCAGCGGAAATGTCCATAGTGACCACCTCGCACGATTAGTGGTAGACGTAGCCGAGTCGCTCGAGGTGGTCGGCAACGTGCTTCGGGACTTTGTACCAGCGGTCCCGGTAGAAGTTGTAGGTGTTGCCATAGCCGATAGTCACCTGCTCCAGATCCGTGTTGACACGGATCCGGACCATCGGCTCATTGGCCTCTACCTTGTAAGAAAAGACGATGTCGTCGTCCTCGGAGGCATTATCCGGGGCGACCGGAGTCGGAGCGACCGTGGTGATCTTGCCCTTTCGGGCGTCCAGCTCGTCCTTGCGATCTTCGGCAAGCTTCTCAGCCTGCCGCCCGGTGTAGTCAGCGGGGCTCTTGCGTGCCACTTAAATCTCCAAAGCTCCGTCGAGTTTGTTTCCAGCAGGCCGGAGCGACGCAATCCTGATGCAATTCATCACGTCGCTCCGGCCCTTTCTGTGGTACGGTCTATGGGGTTCGGAAATCAGTTCGTCTCAAGGGTGCAAATCGAGGCGTCAGTGATAATCCCGAGACCCCAAATGGCGTACCAGGCGATCGAGTGTTCCCTTCCGTGGTCGAGAACTCCGCCATCGCGAAGCTCGACCGGAAGAGAAATCGCGTGGCCGAAAGCGTTGTCGCCGATGATGTTGGCCTGATAGACCGGGGCCTGCTGCTCGGGCGGCAAATTCGGATCGTTTACAGTGACGTTTACCTGGGTGGTCTCGATGAAGACAACGTCATCGATCCTGCCGATTTCCCCGAGAGCGAAGTTCCCCGGAGAGGCGTACTTGGTCATTTCAATCCAGGCGGGGTCATCCCGCAGCCGCCTAGACTGATGCGGGTGGACGAAGCAGACGTAGGTCTCACCCAGCCGCGGCACGTTCTTGGACGCGAGCGTCTCAACAGCATCCTTTACAAGGGCGGTGGTGAAGTGGTATTCACCCGTCAGCTGAGCGCGCGTCTGAGCAGGCTGACCACGGTCATACGGCGAAAGTGCCGTACGGTCGGTGAGCGAATACTTGTTGTACCCGTAAAGGACGCTCGAGGCCTGCAGGAGGGTGTTTCTCGCCGACTTATCCAGGTAGAGCGCCATGTTCCGGCCCAGCAGCCGGGACGCCGACGCGAGAACGTCATCAAAGCTCGCGTTGAGGAGAAGCTCCGAAACGGCAACCGCCATTCCGTGCTCGGCCACAGTAATCGAGAACTGCGAGGCCGACAGGGCGTAGGTCGTCATTCGGACACCTTCCGTCAGCTGAGAAGCGTCCGGAAGGTTGTTGTATCGCATGAAATTGATAGTGAGACCCGGCTGGACGCCCAGCTCCGTCTTCTTCACGGCGAATTGCTCGTACCGGAGAATCGGCATCGCCTGGAAGAGGATCTCCTTGCTCCAGATGGTCTGGATCGCAGGAGAAAGGGAGCTGCCGTAGGCGTACAGCGAGCCAGGAACATCAGTAGTCAGATTGGGGGTACCAGTGATTGCACTGGTCTGCGGAAGGCCAATAGCCATTGCTCAACCTCAGCCAAAGAGACCGCGATTTCTGGGCTGAGCGTCGAGTCCGAGAAGAGGCCGAATCTTTGCGTACTCAGCCATGGACATGTTCTTGATTGCTTCCGGCGTGAGCTGCTGCTGCGCCGAGTCATCCATGGGCCCGGTTGCGGTGTAACCGGCCGGGCTTACACCGCGCGGGGGCGCAGGCGGGGTCTGATTGGCCATGGCCGCCTGCACGTTCTGGGTGATGGACTCGGTCGCCTGCCGGAGCCGCTGAATGCACTCCTCGACCTCGTCCTCGGAATTACCAGTGATGAGGGGAATCAGCTCAGGCGCGACGGTCTCGTTCAGCTGCTCCTCACGGGCCCGCCGCTGGATGTAAGCCTGGAGAGCGGCAAACCGCCGCTCCTTCTCCAAAGCAGCCCGCTCGGCCTCACGCTCCTGCTCCAGCTTGCGGAAACGCTCCTCCCACTCACGCTGCCGAGCCTCGATCAGCTCTTTGGCACTCATCTCCTTCTCGGCAGCGCGCCGAGCAGCCTCCTCAGCCTCGCGCCTCGCCTTCTCCCTCTCTTCCTCCCACGCGGCAAGCTTCTTGCTCAGCTCACTGACTTCTGACTTGTACCGTTCCAGCTCCCGGTAATACTTGTCGCGCTCCTGACGGCGGAAGCGCTCGACGTCCTCCTCGGTGAAGAGGCGTCCAGTGGTGGGCTGGGGAGCCGGAGACGCCATGGGTGGCATGTCAGCCGGAGCCTGCACCGGGATCTGGGCGGCCGGGGCAGTCACCTGGTTCTGCCAGCCCTCGGGAAGCGCGTCCGCCGATCCACCGCCGATCAGCCGGATCGGACGGC